TGTAGTAATGCCCGTTATTTGTTGGTATACAGGAATCCAACCTCCCTCTTTTCTTAAGATTAAATTAAGTGTAACAATCCGAACCCTTTTGTAAGGGTTTCAAAACATAAATATAAGTGTGTAGCAACTGCTACATTACTCGTTCATCCTATGTTAGAAGTTGCACTGCTATCTTCATTACTCACACAACATGTTCCTGTCCACTGGACAATGACATGTCAAGAGTGGAACAACAATCGGGTAGAGATCTTAAGTGATCCTAATCATACATCCGATGCTAAGGAGTATCTTATAGATTACTTTCTTACCAAGGTGGAAGATAAAAACTGCAGACCCTATACTATTTCATAGGACGCAAGTAAGCCGACTCGGAACGGAACGTTCATCCTTATGATTCCTATTTTAATTGCTACTTCTATAACATGTGCAGACATTAATGATATGGTGTCTCGTGCAGAGAATTATCCAGAGATTACAGAAGCACATAGACAAGAAGTGATAGATTTATATTATGACTTTGGCAAAACCCAAGGACTAGATTGTAAGGACGCAAAAGCCGACTGAAGGAACGGAGCTTAAAAATTCCAATTACTTTAGGAGAAAACCAAATGGCACAAGTCACATATCGTGGTGTTAAGTATCAAACTGGCACTAAGGATAAAAAAGATCCACAGGCAAAAACATTAACTTACCGTGGACATGCTTACTCAGTAGGAGGTAAGTAAGATGTTAGTAGTCTCTGAAATTTTACTCGCAAGCGTAGTGTTTCTAGGGATCATCTACGCTGAAACTCAACTCTTGTACAATTATAAATAATTATTACAGGAGGTAAAGAAAGATGTTACGTATAGGGTGGGAGTCACCCGAAGTCCCAGAATATGATCCAGACAAACATAATCCAGAAAAAGTATTTGCTCTTCTGTGTTATCGTGGAATTCATTATGCAAAGTGGGTTTATCTAGACATCTTTATAAACAATAACTGGAACATAAACAACCCAAGAGAGTCTAAATGACTCTCTTTTTTTATGTCACAATTAACACATACTTGACCCTGCCCTAGCATTGTGGTAAACTAAATATTGAAAATTAATGGAGTATCATGAAATTATTTCTCGATTGCTCTGACGCTGAGTTTATCAAGGATGCATATTCCACAGGTCTAATAGACGGTGTGACTACAAATCCATCACTCATGTTGAAGGCAGGAAAAGATCCTCGTGAAGTTCTTAAAGAAATTTCAGATATCTTTCCTTTCCATGCCTCTGTATCTGCTGAAGTTGTAGGAGATACAGTAGAAGAGATGTTGGAAATGGCAGATGATTATATTGAATTAGGACCTAACATCACAATTAAAGTACCTCTCACTCCAGAGGGATTAAAAGTCTGTAAAGATTTAAGTTCAGATGATGTAGCAGTAAATGTCACTCTCTGTTTCTCTACAGCACAAGCAATACTTGCTGCTAAGGCAGGTGCAACATATGTTTCCCCTTTCGTTGGTCGTGTATATGATCAACAATTTGATGGTATTCAACTTATAGAGGAGATCTCAGATGTCTACGCTACGCATAAACAAAAAACGCAAATCCTTGCTGCTTCCATTAGGGATGTTCACCAAGTCGCCTCTTGCTTTAGAGTGGGTGCTGATATCTGTACCATTCCTGATAAAATTTTTAGTGGAATGTATAAGCACATACTCACAGATCAAGGGTTAAAGAAGTTTGACGAGGATTGGTCAAAACTTGTAGGTGGATGAACGGTCGATTGAACAAAGTCCAAATGCTTGCTAAGGTAATGCGTATGAAGGATGGACTACACCGTCATCAATGGTATCCTCATTGGAATGACGATGAAAGGGCAGCAGCACAAATGATTCTAAACAATGTTCTAGATGTTCTAGACGAATACTGGGAGTAAAATGCAAAAGAAAAATTTAAAAACACTCATCAATGATCTTGAGATAGCAATCGCTGAACTTAAAGCGGAGGTATATTCAGACCCTGCTGCTTATCGTATAAGTAATGATAGCGATAAGACTACAACATATCTTGACATCAACGACGAAGACGGACTCTGCGATTGACTACGAAAATCCCTGGCTATATCAAGGTGAACCTTTCACTTCTAACGATATTGGCGATTTCTTCGGTTTCGTCTACAGGATTACAAATTTACAAAATGGTAAACAGTACATCGGCAGAAAATACTTTCAACAAAAAAGAAAACCTAAAGGTGGAAAAAGAAAAGTTACTAGTGAGTCCGATTGGAAAAAGTATTATGGAAGTTCAGATGAACTAAAAGAAGAAATAAAAAAGGTAGGCAAGAATACATTTAAAAGAGAGATCATGTCTCTACATAAAACACTAGGACATGTTAACTATGAGGAGACTCGTCAACTGTTCTTGAATAATGTACTCACGGAGGAAGACACCGATGGCACACCCAAATACTATAACAGCAACATACTGGGAAGATATATGCGAAAGAACTATTTTGGAGGATGCGATCAATAGAAAATTAATACTTGACATAGAGTATCCCAAGGTGTATAATAAAATCATGAGACATTACGAGGATCGAGGTGTCGATTTCTATGGTAATGTTGATGAGGATTATGAAATCCTTCTTGACAATGTTGAATCTGATTTTTATTATGAAAGTAATCCATGAACGTTATCCTTATCGGTACGTCTCTTCGGGTGTCTTAGAAAATGGTCATCCCGACTATAGAATACAAAAGTTCAATGAAATAACTAGGAGATATAATGACATGTATCTGTTAGATAATGCCACTCAACTAGACTATGCCATTGAAGATTTTGAATATACCAAGTGGTTAGACCCTGATCCAGAGGTCGCTGCTTATGCTCACAACGCTACCTAATTAGAACTATGTCTTGCGGTCTACCACATGACTCATTAGATGCAGCAATTGCATCTGTAAGGAGTCTATTAAAACTAGCAATAGAAAACGAAGAGTTTCCAGAGAATGAATTAGATTCAATCTGGAATGTTTATCAAACTCTCAAAGGAGTTAAAAAGAAAATAGATCATAAGGATGTTACTTTTACACCTGATGATAAATTTTCTGATCTAATATCCTTTACATCCGACATATAAATAGATTCGTCTTTGCCAATAGACGTTAATCTAGATGGTTTTCGGAAGCGTTGTAATTATACTCCTATCGAAGACCACTACTAAGGGCAGGGACACTGCCCTTTTTTTATTATGAGATTTTTAGAAGGAACTGATATACTTGTTGCTGAAATGCCATCGAGTGTTTTTGCTGATATGCAACAAGCATCTGATATTGCAATAGAGAGAAAGATAATACACAACGATCCTGTTGAAGCTTCACTCAGACAGGAATATGTGATGGAAGTACCACAATCTTTCCATCATTGGATCACATTACTCATAGATCATGCTTATGAGTTCCATAAACTGAAGTATGGTATTGCTACAGAAGGTGCACAGAACCTACACATAACTAATATGTGGTGTAATATTATGGAAAAAGGAGACCAACACTACCCTCATATGCATGAGAACTCATTTTATTCTTTTAGCTGTTATATAAGCACAACTAATGATGATGCACCATTTTATTTCATCAAAGACAACAAAGGAACGAAGGTAGATATCAATAAATCCAGTGAGGGACACGTTTTAATCTTCCCATCACAGATGATTCATACAGTTTACCCTAAGACTACCGAAGGAAAAAGAGTCAGCGTATCAGGAAATATTGTTATCCGACCCTGTTGACAAAACTTTACATTTGCTATATAATATGTACATAACTTTACATTAGTTAACAAATGACCCCTAAGTACAAGTCTGCGTTTACTGTAACTGAGTCTGGCGGTCGCCAGAACATGTATGCTGTAGAACCAAAGACAGACTTAATTGAGACAGACTATGCTACACAGGCAGAGTTAGTCAATGGACAACTAGCAATGATCGGATTCGTTGCAATGATCGGTGCATACGCACTAACAGGTAATATCATACCTGGTATATTCTAAACCCCTATTATTCACACGGAGTAAAAACAATGACACCAGAAGCAGAAAGATTTAACGGTTGGTCAGCAATGATCGGATTCGTAGCAGCAGTAGGAGCATACGCAACTACAGGTCAAATCATTCCAGGTATCTTCTAATGTTTGACGAAAAAGCAGAAAAACTAAATGGAAGACTAGCGATGATTGGAGTTATCGCAGGTATCGTATCTTACGTATTCACAGGACACATTCTACCAGGAGTATTTTAAAATGACAACACCAAAACCAGTTGAAAAAGAAAAATTATTTGCTGAGAAACTAAACGGTCGTGCAGCGATGTTAGGTTTCATAGCAGCAGTAGGAGCATACTTAACAACAGGTCAGATTATACCAGGTTTTGTATAATGACCGAGTTAGTAGCAGACAATGCTATATCACCGTTCCAAGCAATACTATGGTGTTTCTATCCAGTAGGAGCCATAGTATTTCTTGAGTTATTCCTTCGTGCCATCAGTGGTGACGATGATGATGACGATGAAGGTGGTGGAGTAATGACACCAGTATACCAAGGAGCATAAAAATGTATCACATTCTATTCACATCAGTTGTTGCACTTTACATCGTATCAGGTGTAGGTAACATCGCATTCGCATAAGAACTAAAGGTCTTATCTTTTATCCCTCAATCTAAAAAGTACATGAAAAAAATAGCATACTCCCCATACTACGCATTAATCGAGTTTGGGTTTTTCGTTGTTGTAGGAACAGCAGCAGGAATGGCAGGAATGATATGAAGTATTATATTCCCCTTAAATGGGTGCCAAGAATATTTTATTGGGCACTCACATTTGCAATATTAATAGGTGTATCCACTACAGCATATGCTGAGACACTCTGGGTTCAAGTGCCTCAATGGTCTGATGATTGGGAGAAGTGTGCAGTAGATGTGCCAGACGCAGCATGTCATTGGTATGTTGCTAACGCAGACAATACCTTTGGAGAAGGATTTGACTGGGAGAGTGCACCATGGTATAGTATAGAAGGACTTAAAGATGTCCCTGCTATGCAAAAAGAAACAGCAGTACAAAAATTACAAAACGTAGGATGATTCCATTACTATTAACAGCATCAAGTTTCCTTAACTTCGTGTTTTACATTTACGCAATCGGTTTCGTAGTTGCATTAGGACTAGAGCAATACATTAAAGTTAGACCTCTATCTCCTGAGACAACAATGAATGAAAGAAATATGTTTATTGTACAGAGCAATAGAAAGTATCTCTGGAGACAGACTTGGATAGTAAATCTAAACTGGTTTGTATGTAATGTAGGTTTAT